GTTGCATCCAGAGTGGTAAGTTTTCATACATGCCTTGGTAACGAGACATAACTTCTCTCGCAGCAGCAGTTTTGTTGGCCATGATAGCAACTGTTTTGGATTCTTGAAATAGTGTATACCAAAGAATACATGCAGCGGATGTAATGGTTTTACCCTGCTGGCGACCTTCCATCAGAATCGCTTTACGATTGTCCAGAATGTGGGCGACTTTTCGCTTCTGACAATCGTAGAGTTTAAATAACTGAAGACCGTGATCGAGAGTAACGATTTGACAATAGTTCTCAATAAAATAAATTGGATCTTCTTGGCACATCTCAAGTTCTGCCAACTGCTCAATCGTAAAACTATGTTTGTACCCGATCGGTTTTAAATTAATATTACCGTGGTATGAGGATTCTTCTTCACTCATGATCAATAATCTTTGTTCTTTCTGCTTTCAATGCCTTTAATAGATCTGATGTAGACCCAGCAAAAACAATATTATTTTGGGTCTCAATATTACCTTTTGATGGTTGCTCTTCGCGCAGTTTCTTTTTCTTTGCTTGAAGATCTAATAGATCCTTGGCAGTGTCACCAGTGGTTTTAATCAACTGACCGACAACTTCATATGCACGAGGACTGTCACTGGCAAGAGCAACACCCAACATTCCATCAAGTGCTTGTTGACTTTTGTCGATGAGAGTATTAAGTTTCTGACGGGCAACTTGATAATCGTCTTCGATATCGTCGCCCGTGGGGATGTACGCAACAGGAACTTGAATTGGTGGAGCAGGTGGGATGACTACTGCGGTAGATGTTGGCGCAGACTGAGTCCCAAAAATCTCATCTAATTTTTCATAGTTATTCGAAGAACTCATCAAATGTCTCCACATAGTCCCACGTACCAATTTCTGGTGTTACGTCGGATGGTGTTGTTGTCACTGTATATCTTTGCCCGTTATTAATATCTGCTATGTCATTTGCGTATGTATTTGCAATAGCAGTTCTAATGATACCTTGCAGTTCGACTGGTCCATAGAAATTCAATCCAAGTTTGAAATTTAAAGTCCAGATAACTGACTGCCTCTGAGCATAATCGCCTTCGTATTGATCTTCATAATCAATTCCTTCCATCGTTATTTGCAAGTCGCGTTTGATACCCATCTCTGGAACATCATTAATCGTAACACAAAAGTCTGGATTGAAGAATGGTAGAATCTGCTCAATAATTTGTAAACCATCATCTTGATTCTTTGCAAAAATATACAGAGAAATAGACATATCATATGGAGTGCTTGTAAACTGACTGCGTAACTTATTTGTATCGTCGCCAGCGCCTACTGCAATGTTTTTTGTCAGTATGTTAATCTTACGAGTTGGATTGTAATTGAGTCCAGTGATTTCAAACCCAATTCTTGGTAGTGTAATTGCTATGCTTGCAGGATCGATAGTAGGAACTGAGGCAATACGAGCAAGGAATTTTTGTTTAGTCGAGTATGCCAGCGGAACACGCAGACTTTGTGCATATTCTCCCTCAGAGTTTTTGCGTTGCACAACTATGTTGTTGAAGATGGTACCAAAGGCAATAATCGCTTTACGAATATGCGAGTGATAGAAAAATTTACCAGCGAACATTAGTTCCTCACCAACACTTCGCCGAATGGATTGATAGACGTAAAGTCTATAATTCCATCATATGCAAGATTGTCAAAGTCTTCATTGTTCGCCAGCGGGTCAATTTCGGTTACCGAATATCCTGCCAAGATTAGAGAATCACCAGAGTTTAGCAATAGATCATCGCCACCCTCAAGTAAGAACTGGTATGCATATTGATCTTCTGACTTATCATCGATAGCATCGATTTCTGCATTCCCAGTAGTAAATCTTTCAGAACTGTATTCAAAGACTTCACACTTCAGTTTGAATATGTTAATCTTACCGAGTTGGTAAAACGGATTAAGAAAATCAACATACTTAATTTCAAAGAACGTCTTAGTTTTTGGAAAATAAAGGATGTCACCTTCTGATGGTCTTGTTGTCAGTTGCAGATCTTCAGCGTTGTTTGCGACAGATTCTTCCCAGCGTCTCTTAGAAACTACGAAAGTTGCTGATGCTCTAAACTCAAATCCGAACTTGGTGAACAGATCGCCTTCACCTTCAAATCCTTCTACGTTCTCTAGATACATTTCCAGAGGATAGAATTGACTGAAGTATGATAGCGGATCTTCGCCGAAAATTGGGTCTTTGTTAGCAATAGTTCTTGGAAGATAGTAAACGTCGTGTCCATAAATCTTCAGACTTTCAATGACAAGATCCTCCACCAAACGTTGTTCGTTTGTGGTTCCCGATGTATTGCCAGATTGAAAATAAAAATTCGTTGGCATCTCTTATCCCGTATAGAAATCGACAGGAAGTTCTGACTTCAATTGCATTTCAGATTCGATTTGTTTAATCTCGTCGACTGCTTCGTCATAAACTTGTTGACCGTTCAGAAGAACACCACCTGGAAGTTGAATTCCTCCAAACTTCTTCATGTTCTCACCCCATTGACGCTTGATCAATGCAGTGGTATACATCTTTAGGAACATGTCATTATAGACTTTAGTGTATTCTGCTGGATCTAGAATGCGATAACACTCAACGATAATGTAATCACCGACTTGGAATGTCTCTTTCCAGTTTACGTCGATATAAAGTTTATCTGTTTTTCTATTAAATCTAATCGAACGCTGTCCAGGGAAAATCTGGTCATACATCTGTAGAGTTGTTTTAACTTGTGCATAGTAGATAAGGTCTGCTGCCAGAAGATTATACATGTCATTGAGTCTAAACTGATAGACCAAGTTGAACATGTTGTTTGGGTTTTCCATACCATCGCCAGGAGCATTGAAATTGAACAACTTGATGATGCCAATTACTGCGTCTGGAATGGGAATATACTGGTTATCTAAATCACCAGCAGTATAAAAAAGAGAAGATGCAAGCGTACGAGTAAATCCTGAAGTCTCTCCAGTTACAGGTTCGCTTACTAGGAATACTCCTGTTGTCGCACCAACTGTGGCATTCGTACCATCTAATGAAATCAAATAACAAGACGCACCCGATGTTTCGCCGACGAGTTTTTCGCCGAGAGTAAACGAGGGAGAACTTAGTCCGCTAAATTTGAGATTGTTGCCTGTAATTTGGTGCTTCAGATAAGTTCTTTCGACACCATCGAAATGGTATTCTTGAAAATACTGCAATGCATCATCAACGCGATCAGAAACCTGATCTTCGTCTACGTTAATTTCGATTACTGGGAATCCGAGTCTACGGAGAGAGTAATCAATTAGTCCTTGTCTAGATGAAATTGCCATATGTTGTCCTCTTTGGGACTATTTATAATGAACCCATGTCGTAAACTGAAGGATCTACGCCAGCGATATCACCTAAGTCGATTGTTCCTGGAATGGTAAAAAATTCTGGATTGTATCCACCAACTTCGATAATACTTCCGTCGGTTTTTTTTGAGTATAGTGTTCCGTCTGCTAAATTTACTGCAAGTTCTCCGACTGCAATTTGACCTGCAGTGGGAACCGCACTAGCAGTCTCACTTCTTTTAAGTTGCATAATTGTTGACATTAGTTAAGCAAAGTCCCCGAAGAATCATAAATTGCAACACGAGCGAGAGAATACCACTGTGTCGTTGATGATGCCATCAATTCAATTGAACCATTTGCTGCAACCTGAATTGCTGCGTTTGCTGCTAATGCGTCGATTGCGGCACCTGTTGCTGGATAGATTGAGAGAGTATTTGCTCCCTTGTTTACGATAACAATTCTACGTCCAGCGGTCGCGGTTGGGAGTTTAACTCCAGTAGATGCAGCAACTGTAGTAACTACGTTGTAATCAACTGTCAATGCAGTAGCAGCACCCTGATTGGCACCAGCAGCGGAAACTGCATTATTATTATCTACAACCGCACCATTCAGTGCTGGTGTCGTTAATGTTTTATTGGTTAGAGTCTGGGTTGCGGTAGTGCCAACAACTGGAATGTAGTTAGTTCCGTCTACTGTATATTCCCAAACATCGGTAGTTTCATTCCATTGAAGAGCAACGTTAGTGGAAGTACCACGTTCTACTTCGATACCAGCATTTTGTGAAGGAGTTCCTGCTTCATTACTATTTAAAGTAATAACATTATCAGCAAGATTGATTGTTTCGGTATTAACAGTAGTGGTGGTTCCAGAAACCGTGAGATCGCCAGCAACAGTTAGAGCATTATTAACAGTAGTTGTGCCAGTGGCCGCACCGATAGAAAGAGTAGTTGCCGCACCAGCAAAGTTTACTGTAGTCGCTGTAGTATTAACTAGTGCAAAGGTTGTGCTTGGGGTAGTTAATGATGTTGTAATTGCAGGACTGGTACCAAATACCAATGCGCCAGATCCAGTTTCATCGCTAATTACGCCAGCGAGTTCTGAAGAAGAAGTCGCAGCGAAAGCACTTAGTTTATCTGCAGTATAAGCAACTGTACCACCAGTACCAAACGCAACAGAAGAAGCATCAGTACCAGTGAGCGTTAGTGTATTACTTGCTGTTAGTGTTTTGCCATCGGCAACAGTTAACGTTGACCCAGTTGCAGGAGCGGTAAATGTTACTTTGTTAACTGTAGTAGCACTTGCCACACCAAGAGTTGGCGTTACAAACGTTGGACTTGTAGTAAACGCAACCGTATTACTACCACTTTCGTCAGTGAGAGCGGATGCAAGGTTTGCACTAGAAGGTGTTGCCAAGAATGCGGCGACATTAGTGCCAAGACCAGAAACACCAGTAGAAATTGGTAGACCTGTGCAACTCGTTAGTGTACCAGAACTTGGAGTTCCGAGAACTGGAGTTGTTAGTGTTGGACTTGTTAATGTTTTATTAGTTAAAGTCTGAGTTGCTGCTATAGATACAAGTTCGAATCCACCTGCAGTCGCACCATCATGAACAACTACTGTATCTTTTGTTGTATTGACGGTAACTTCACCCTCCGCACCTGTAAAGGTAGAGTGCTGAACGGTAGTCCCTCTTCTAAGTTGTAAAATCGTTGCCATCTTTATCTCCTAGTCCACCCTATTTAGGTAGTATATGTTCCACCATCAAGAATGGCACCATCTGCTATGTTTGCTAGAGTGGTTTTCAACAATTGATGACCACCAGCAGTGGCACCATCGTGCACTCTAATCGAATTGTTTGTAGTGTCTACGGTAATTTCAGCTACGGCACCAGTAAAGGTATTGTGTTGAGTAGAAGTACCTCTTCTCAGTTTGACTCTTGCTGCCATTATGCGATACTCCCGTAATCAACTGCATTATATGCTGCTACTTCATCGGTAATTAGTCCGTAGTCAAGATCGGTTATCTGATTGAGGCGAACAATTGCTGTTCCAGGAGTTGTGGTTGTGTCTACATCGAAGTCGCTGAATGCAGTATCAGAAAATGCAATTGTGCCTACCGAAGTAGTTCCAGCGCCACCATCAACTCCAACACCACCGATAGAAACAATAGTCCCATCAGTTTTCTTAGAAAATATCTTTTTATCAGTCAGATTGACTGCGAGTTCGCCAATTGCAAGTTGTCCTGAAGTAGGAACTGCACTAGCAGTCTCACTTCTTTTTATTTGTACTATTGTTGCTGCTGCTGTCATCTACATCCTCGTTTTCTGCGATAGAATATTCTTCAGATGTCCCAAACTCTAAATTACCTTCCAAACCAACATAATTACCATTTGGTTTTGGTTGATTTGCTTCGTGCTCTAGAATTTCAATTCTCTGCGTCATTCCTACATTAGTTTCATTTGCCAGTGTAAGTTGTGTGCTTAACATAATATTATCCAATGTTAATGCTTTCAGTCGTTCTGCTAGATTAGCAATATACGAATTGATAAATTTAGTTTGATCCATAATATTCTCCACGAAAAGATTGGGGGGAAGAAAATCCCTCCCCCCATTTCATTTATTTATTAGTAAGTTCCACCGTCGATATTACCGAACGAAGGAGCAGCACCTGAACCACCAGATAGAAGTGCTTGACCAGCAGTTCCAGCAGCAGTAACACCGAGCGCATCAGTACCATTACCGAACATAACACCGTTAGCAGTAAACGTTGCGGCACCAGTACCACCGTTTGGAACTGTAATTGCTGAAGCAAGCGACGAAATAGTTCCGCCTTCGAGGTTAGCAACAAGAGTAGCAATGGTATAACCAGTTGCCGCTGTGTTAACAGTTGTTGTTGGAGCAACTTGTGAATCCTTAAAGAGTCTCCACTTACCGTCCGAAGCATCGCGGAAGAGACCTGAGAAGAGGTCTAGTGAACCGCTGGTATCATACATACCGAACAGACCGATGTCAACTGCGTCAGTTGCGTTATTGTCGTTACCAACAAACACGAGTGGATCGGTAACAGTTAGAGTTGTCGAGTTAACAGTAGTTGTTGTTCCCGAAACTGTAAGGTTACCAGCAACTGTTACGTTAGCACCTGAAAGTGTAAGAGCAGTTGTTCCACCCGATGACTTAATGTCGTTTCCAGTAACTGTTAGATCACCAGCAACAGCAACGTCTGCACCCGAAAGTGTCAGAGCAGTAGCAGAAGATGACTTAATGTCGTTACCAGTTACGGTAAGATCGCCAGCAACAGCAACGTTTGCAGCATCAAGTGTTAGAGCAGTAGCAGTAGATGACTTAATGTCATTTCCAGTAACTGTCAGGTCACCAGCAACAGCAACATCTGCACCCGAAAGAGTGATAGAAGTTGTTCCGCCATTTGCCTTAATGTCGTTACCGCCAACTGTTAGGTCGCCAACAAGAACAACGTTGTCTGTAAGAGCAACAGTTACGCCAGCATCTTCAGAACCTGAACCTGTGATAGCAACTTGGTTTGCAGTTCCAGCAACAGTAGCAACATAGTTACCAGTTGTGTCGGTTCCAAGAGCAACCGAGTTGGCAGCAATTGAGGCAACACCTGATTCACTGATTGTAATGTCGCCAGAAACGGCAGCATAGATGTAATCGCCAATATCTTCAGCAGTAATCTTCTTGTTTGCAGTTGCCGAAGCATCATAAACAAGGAATTCGTCTGCATCAGCAAGTGATGTCAGAGCAGTTGCACCAGTAATATCAGCAACGATACCAACTGAATTGTCTGTAATAGTTGTTTTGATACCAGCAGTACCAGCAAAAGTCAGAGTTCCACCAGTCGAGAAGGAATCAGTATTAGGAACTCCTTGGTTGTCGCTGATTGTGAATGAAGACGAAGCAGGTGCAGAGAATGCGAGTTGACCTGAACCGTTTGTTGTAAGGATCTGACCGTTTGTACCGTCTGCGGTTGGAAGGATCAGAG